CTATAGTCATCGCGAAGAGGATCTTCCTGCTTAGTTCATTCTGCTTCCGGCATTCGGCGAGTGAACATCTCTTGAGAATATCCTGCTGTTGGTGAGTCTACAATGGCCTATTCACTGCCTGTGATAAGAGCCTTTTCTCAACCTGCCTTTACTTATGTAGTTAGATTTCCATGGGAAAATTGGAAAGAAGATGAGCAGGCTATTTGCAGCCTTCTATCTCCGGGTTTAGGCGATTGCATAGACAGGCTCAAATCATGCAAGCCTCAACCAGAGGAAGATCCTCTTCGCGATGACTTGCTTGAAAGTATTGGTGACCAGCATCCGCTTGCAATTATAGCCAAGGCCTGCTATAAGGCGATGTTACCATTATGGGTCAAAAGCAACACACTATCATGCCGAGATGTGATATCATCATCAGTCAGAACTGGACATAAGTTTATTCATTGTCACGTGATAGTTGGAGGTGCTGGATTAAGTAAGCGGAATGCTAAGATCATTAAGAGTAGTATTCTTGCTGAATTTGTTGGAGAGCTGATATATCGCTGCAGAGAACGTCTGAGCCAAAGACCTTTCGATCCGGACGAGTCTGCTATCTTTCACAATCTGAAACGCGTTCAGAGAGAGGCCTGGTCTGGACATTGTGGTGGTCTTGTGGACATCTTGCAATACCGCGACAGACGAGGGGAGTTACACGCTCAGTCAATTGATCCTTTGCGCTTTTTTGCCAACTATCTCCTTCCTAAAAACAAAAATATATCATGTAACACTACACCTGATATTTGCACGCCTGCTGATAACTGGGTTATTCTAGTTGAAAAAACATACGGGCACACTCTTGTAAACGGGCTATCACTACCTGCTAGACAGCGTACTGCTTACAGAACAGAGCTTTCTAACGAGGTGATTGGAGGGCCTGCAGCAATGAATTTTGGGGGTCGTGCTGCTTGGGAAGAACTTCCTCAGGTAGGAGAGCAACGATTAGTTGCCAGTACTTCTTCTACTGAATACAAGGCAAATAAAAAAGAAAGATTAATGCTTAATTTGCTTGAAAAATGTAAGGATTTAAATTTATTAACCTATGAAGATCTTGTTTCTAATTGTCCTGATTTGCTTCTTATGCTGGAGGGGCAGCCGGGTGGAGCGCGCCTAATTGAACAGGTGCTAGGCATGCATCATATCAAAGTTTGCTCAGAATTTACTGCTCTTAAATTTTTATTGCACTTACATCCGGGAGCTGCTTTACTTAGTGATAACAAGGCAATTAAACTTTTATTACTTCAAGGATATAATCCACTTCAAGTCGGGCATGCCTTATGCTGTATCCTAGATAAGAAGTTTGGCAAACAAAACACTGTTTGTTTTTATGGTCCTGCATCTACTGGTAAAACAAATTTAGCAAAGGCGTTGGTTCAAGCAATTCGATTATATGGAAATGTTAATCACTTAAACAAAGGGTTTGTGTTTAATGATTGTAGACAACGCCTTGTAATTTGGTGGGAGGAATGTTTAATGCACCAGGATTGGGTGGAACCTGCAAAGTGTATTCTTGGCGGGACTGAATGCAGGATTGATGTTAAACATAGAGACAGTGTTTTGTTAACTCAGACTCCGGTTGTTATCTCTACCAATCATGATATTTACACTGTAGTGGGTGGGAACACTGTTAGCCAGGTGCATGCTGCTCCTTTGAAAGAGCGGGTTGTGCAGTTGAATTTTATGAAACAACTTCCTCAAACTTTTGGAGAGATAACTGCTGAAGAGATTGCTGGCTTACTTCGCTTTTGCTTCGAGCAGTTCAGCTGCAATTTGAATGACTTTAAAAATAAATGGAATTTGGAGAGAGTTCCAAATTCGTTCCCTCTTGGAAAACTGTGTCCTGCGCATTCACAGGACTTCATCCTCCACGAAAACGGATTCTGTACTGAGTGCGGTGGCTATTTGCCTCACAGTGCTGATAACAGTATATATACTGAAGATACTAGCAACTCCGGAGACTCCACCGTCGGTAAGTGTTTTTAACATGTGCAATACACTGTGTTGTTATATGTGTTACTCATAATATAATTTATTGCAGGTGACGTGGGGGATTCGGACAGAGAGGACTCCGAGTCAGAAGCATCGGAGGTGGATCCTAGTCCACCCAAGAGGAGGCGCCTAGCTACGCCGGTGAGTTTTGCTGAATTTGTTGAAACTTGGAGCTCTCAACCCAGAGACGAAGATGAGCTCAGAATCTACGAAAGCCAGGCATCGCGCGTCGAAACGCTCTCCGAGTCCATTGAAGTTGGAGCGGAAGAGGAATTGGGACCAGAAACGGAGGAGCCGCAGCCCAATCCATCGGAATGGGGAGAAAAACTTGGCGTCATCAGCTCCTCAACGCCTGGAGAAAAACCAATCGTTCTCTACTGCTTCGAAGACCTCAGAGACAGCGACGACGACGAGGGAGTCAACGTCGGGGGGGAATAAGACTAATCCTTACACTGTATTCAGTCGGCATCGGGCTGCTAATCCTGATGCGCCTGGGTGGTGTGGTTTTTACTGGCATTCTACTCGTATTGCACGTGATGGGACCAATGAAATATTTAATCGTTGTAAGCAACAGTTTCAAGAGCTGCAGGTTGATAATAAACTTGATTGGGACGGGGTTAAAGAAATTCTGTTTGCTAATAAAAAAATAATGGATCAGAAATACAGAAACATGTTCTGGCACTTCAGAAACATGCCAGATTGTAACAGATGTGATTACTGGGATGATGTATACAGAATGCATTTAGCTAAAGTGTCTTCGCAGGTTCCAGACGTTTCTGACGAAGAAATGCTTGCTGCTGCTGAGGTCATGGACTCTGATGCCTCCAATTAAAAGGCAGCCTGGTGGTTGGGTGTTACCTGGTTATAAATATCTTGGACCATTTAATCCAATTGATAACGGAGAACCTGTAAACGCTGCTGATTCTGCTGCCAAAAGGCATGATATTTCATATTCAAATTTAATAAAATCTGGTTATAATCCTTACTTATATTTTAATAAAGCTGATCAACAGTTTATTGACGATTTAAAAAACGATTGGTCTGTTGGTGGTATTATTGGCTCAAGTTTTTTTAAAATAAAAAAAGCTGTGGCTCCTGCACTTAGTAATAAAGAGCGAGCGCAAAAAAGACACTTTTATTTTGCAAACTCTAATAAAGGCTCAAAAAAAACAAAACTTGCGCTCGATAAACCATCTACGAAAAAAATGAGCGATGCTGCTGCTGCAAATCAAGAAGAGCTGCCTCAAGATATGCCTGACGGTCGCCAGGGAAATGGCGCGGGCGGTGGGGTTAGCGGTGGCCGCGGATCTGGAGTGGGGATATCCACTGGTGGATGGGTGGGAGGATCTCTATTTGGAGATAATATGATTATAACAAAAAACACAAGACAATTCCTGGTGGAAATTAAAAATAATCATTTATACAAAAATGAAACAATTGGTGGAAACCCTGCTCCTGTCCAGTGTGTATCAACTCCGTGGAGCTATTTTAACTTTAATCAATACAGCTCTCACTTTTCGCCACAAGACTGGCAGCGTTTGACAAACGAGTACAAACGCTTCAGACCTAAACATATGTCTGTGAAAATCTATAATTTGCAAATCAAACAAATTCTCTCAAATGGAGCAGATACCACGTATAACAATGACTTGACTGCGGGCGTTCACATCTTTTGTGATGGCGAACACGCTTATCCAAATGCTTCTCATCCTTGGGATGAGGATGTGATGCCCGAGCTTCCATACCAGGTCTGGCGTTTGTTTCAATACGGGTACATTCCTGCTATCAGCCAGTTAATTGACATGGAAGACTCAAATGCAGTGGAAAGAGCTATTCAGAGGCAGATGCCTTTTTTCATTCTTGAAAACAGTGACCATGAAGTGCTCAGAACCGGTGAAAGCACCGAGTTTACTTTCGATTTTGAATGTGAATGGGTTAACAATGAACGCGCATACATTCCACCTGGTTTAATGTTTAACCCAATCGTACCAACGAGAAGAGCAAACTACATCAGAGCGTTTGGAACAAATGCTGAGAGCACTGCTAGATACAACCCACAACATAAACCGGGAACATGGATGCCAGGCCCTGGTTTACTTGGTGCGCAAAAAGTGGGACCCAATAATCACAATGTAGGTCCATACATAAACGCAGTGTTTCCCAGTGGAGCTACCAACGACGGCAGCAATTCATCTCTTGGAACCAGCGTTAGTCCAGCTATTGGATCCATGGGTCCGACTAACCTTGAATATAAAATGCAGTGGTACCAAACACCAGAAGGCAGCGGAACAACTGGCACTATCACTGAAAACCCATCTCTTAGTATGCTAAGAGATCAGGTTCTGTACAGAGGAAACCAACAAACATTTAACCTGAACGCAGACACCTGGTGCTTGCCGAATCAAATATGGGACAGATATCCTTTGAACAGAGAACATCCTATCTGGTGCAAAAAACCCAGATCTGACAGACACACAGTAATTGATCCAAATGATGGTTCTCTTGCAATGGATCATCCTCCTGGAACAATATTTATAAAGATGGCAAAAATTCCAGTGCCAAGCTCTAGTGGAGCTGACAGTTACTTGAATATATACTGCACTGGACAAGTCAGCTGCGAAGTTGTGTGGGAGGTTGAAAGATATTACACCAAAAACTGGAGACCAGAGAGAAGACACRCGGTACTTGGAATGGGAGAAGTTGAGCACAATCCAACTTATCATGTTAATGACCTGGGCGTGTATGTACAGCCAACAACTTATGACATGTGTATGCCAATCAAAACAAACATCAATAAAGTTCTTTAGATA